AGAAAATCTCGTTCAGATCGCCCTCGATTTCGGAAAGGAAACTCATTGTCCTTTTCCGGATGTCAAAAGCCCCGCCGAAACGTGTCCGACGGGGCTGGCGAGAACCCGATGCGAATCCAGGTGAAAAATCAGGGGACTGCGGGGGCTTCCGGCGCGGGAACAATCGTCGGTTCCTTGGCGAGACCCGCAGAAGCAATATCGGTATTCGCGCTGATCGCGGACGAGCCGAGCCCGACCACCTTGCCGAGCGCCTGGTCGTTCCAGTATCCGGTGATAAAGGACAGTCCGAGTGGAGCCAGAATTTTGGCAGCGGTCAGGGCGGGGTTTTCAGGGATCGGCGAGTAGCCGTTTCCCGCACCCCCCTCAGCGGCGGCAAGCGTTCCAGCGACGCTTTCACGAACCTCATGGGACAAGACCATCGGTCCCGCATCTTCCGGTATCTCCAAAACGGTGCCTGGAGGCAGAGACCAGATGAAGGACGCCACCGGCTTTTCGCGGGCATTGACGGCCAGAGCCATGCGGGTCAGTTGAGTCTCCCGTTCGGCTGCCCGGAGTTCCTGAACGGATTCGGGAACCGTGGAGCAGCCGACAAAGACCAGAGCCGGGCTCAGGAAAAGAATTCGCATCAGTGGGTTCATGGCAAATGATCAGAAGATCAGACTGGCCTCCGCTTCCTTGTCCGAAGCAGCCACTCCGGCCTCACCGGCAATCGCCACGCGAACGTAGCGACCCACGGTCGGCGGGTAACGATAACGGATGGTGCGGGCTGCGGTCGCATCCGGAGCGGCAGCCGTCACGCTTCCGATAACAGCCAACTCATCGGTTGGCGCGGGAGCGTCGCCGTGAAGCACCCGAACCGTCAGTGATTTGGCATCGGGCAATTCAACGAGACTCAGTTCGGGCAGCGCGACGTGAAGCTCGACCTTCTCAAGCTTCTCCCCTTGTCCGAGGTCGAAGTCGGCGGAAAGGACTTCGGCATCCTCGTCGGGAAGCGAGATTCGGTCGATCAGGAGGGCGTCTTTGATTTGGCGGAGAGGCATGGCTGAAACTGGTGCGGGTTATTCGTTGTTGGAGATCGAGGCGGTCCGAATAATCGGAATGCCCTGAAAGTTATCGACCATCGGAATCGGTTGGCCGGTGGGATGGAAGGCGGTGCGGGAGGCGCGAAGCTGCTCCTGCGAGCGTCCAGTCATGAAAATGTGGGTCGGCTCCAGACCGGAGGCATCGACGAACTTCTGATAGGCGCTGAACATGTGGGTGTCGTTGAGGGTTTTGCCCTCGGCGGTGCCGATGTTCTTGATCCGGACACAGGTTTGGCGGTTGGCGAGCCGCAGACCGACGTTGCCCGTGAGCCAGTTCACCCACGCTTGGTAGGGATTGCTCTTGGCATCGAGAATCGTCTCCAGCTTCCAGTCCTCCTGCATGTTGATCGTGGTGCCGGAGCCGAAGAGGAACTGAAGGCTCTCGCGGGCAATCCGCACGAACCAGACCGAGGTCTTGTTGGAACCGCCTGCGACATCAACCTCGTGCTTGGCATCCGCCATGAACTGGGCGATGAGGCCGGGGAAGCCTTTGTCGTCATTGCCGCTGCCGTAGTAGAACTGGCGACCGACGTGGCGGAAGGCTGCTTCGAGCGCACCGACCATGTGGTTCTCCAGAACCTTCACCGGCTCAAGGGCGTTCTCCACCAGCTTCCGGTCAATGGCCACCTGATGGTCGAGAATAGCTGTCTGGAAGACCCGATCCTCGTAGGCCGACTTCGAGCGGGGCGTCCCCTCGTTGTAGTTGCGGAAGGAGACCTCCGGCAGGTCGGTGCGAACTGTCAGCTTGATCTCGGTCCCGGCGATGGTTTCGGCGGGGATCATGCGCAGTTCAGGCGCGGATTGGATCGATTCTTCGATCAGCTCAAAACCGATACCGGCGTCGAGCTTCTTGATGTCGAGGAGAGTGGCTTGTCCGTAGGGCATGGCGGGAAATTCGTGCGGGTTACTTGTTGAAGGTTTGCGCCCAGCGCTCGCGGGCGGACTGCGGTGGAGTGGAAACGGCGGGCGTCACATTCATGGGGTCGACGCCGACGGAGGCGCAGATCTCGGCAGCGCGGATTTCGGCGCTCTTGGCCTCGCTCTCCAATTGGGAGATCCGGGATTTCAGGCTCTCGGTGCTGGCGTTCGCGGCGGTGAGCTGCTTGCGAAGCTCCTCGGTCGCCTTGGCGTCCTCAGACGCTTTCGCTTCGAGCGTTTTGATCCGCTCGTCCCGTTCGGCAATGGATGCCTCGCGCTCGGAAATTTGGGTCTTCAGGTCCGTGGTGGCTTCCTCGCTTGCGGTCAGCTTCTGCTGAAGATCTGCGAGGCTGGCTTCGGCCTGCTGGAGTTTCTGTTCGATGGATTGTCCCATGGCTTTGCTCAGAAATTCCGTGTCAACTGCCGCAGGGCCTCCTCGCGGCTCCGAACCGTCGCCGTGGCCAGATTCCGCTTGGTGGCCTCACTTCCGAAGAACACCTGGCCCTCCATTGATTCATCCCGGACGTAGGTGCGTTTGGTTCGCACGGCGGATTTGAAGAGGCCGTGGATTTGATCGACCCGGTCCTGCAGCAAAACGCGGTCGTCGTCGCTCAAAGAAGTCCCGGGCAGTCCCATCCCCTTATATCGACCCGCCTTGATCACCTCGACGAAGAGCCCGCGCTGGGCGAAGGCCACGCTCGCATCGAGGAAGGGCATGTAAACGCCCACGCTGCCGACGGAAGCGCTCGGAGTGGTCAAAAGCGTATCAGCTTGGCTGGCGATCCAATAGGCTGCGCTGGCAGCCAGTCCGGAGGTGAAGGCAAGCGAGGGTTTCTCCAGAGCCGCAACGCCTGTCGCCAACTCGGGAATCCCGGTGACGGTTCCACCGGGCGAATCGACATCGAGGAAGATCGCCCGGACATTCGGATCGCGGCTGAATGTTTCGAGAGCTTGACCGATGTCATCGACATCCGCAGCCCCAAGGAGCTTCTCGACCGGGTAAAGGCCTTTGCCGATGACACCCTTGACCGGAACGATTCCAATGCCGTTTTCGATTCGGGGCTGATCGGGCTCTCCGAAGAGTTCCTTCAGGGTTTCGGAAAATCCGCCGCAACGTTCGACGAAGGCGGTCAGCACTTCCGGTTGGATGAGCAGCGGGTCCTGGCGAAGAAGGGATTCGTGAAACGGCATGGCTTTGAGCCATGGTTCACTGTCAACCGCCCCCTTGGGAGCAGGTGCCGGATTCGAACCAGCAAAGCCGGGGTTATGAGCCCCAGCCGGACACCTGTCCTACCTGCTGAATGGGTTATTCCCGTCGGTTCCTGTCAACCTCTTCGTCCTCAGTGATTGCAGGCGGAGGACTGGACGGTGGTGCTCCGCTTTTCCAAAGCATCTCGACCGGCACGCCGTATTTCCGGGCAGCGTCGAGGATAGCCTTTGCGTTTTGCGCCCGCTTTTCCAGTTCCTCCCGGAAGTCCATCCCAAGTTCGGCAAAATGATCCTCCAGCGTTTTGAGGCCTGCCTCGACATCCGCCCTGTTTTGCTGGGCTTCCCGACCCGCATCCACCGTGATTCGCCGGGGAGTCACCCAGGCGACCTGATTCCACTTTTTCACCGGTGGAAGTTCGCCTCGGTCGATGGCATCTCCGATCACCCATCCCCAGGTCGGGCGAAGGAACCGCTTCACGAGGATTAGCTGGCGGTAGGAAAAGCGCCGGTCGGCCTTGGCTACGATCAGGCGAACCGCCGCACCTCCGACCTTGCTGGGATCGAGCACAAACTCGTAGGGCAAAATCCCCGCGCTGCTATCCCGCTTCAAGTGTTCGAGAAATCCGGTAAACACCGGACTGGGGCGATTCGACTGAAAGCTCTCCATTGACTCATGAGGCTTCAGACCTACGACCTTCCCCCCGAGGATTCGCCGAAGCTCTTCGATGTCCGTGTTTTCGGCAGAGGGCGATCCGTCAGGGAGAACTTTGAAATCACCCTCATCCTCCAGCGTCCCGGACTCGGTTTTAACCACGCGGGAAACATCCGAATTGTCTTTTACGGCCAGCTTCTCAAGGGCCAGCAGTTCCATCTCGTCGAGGATATGGTTGATAGAGTGCTGGCCCGTAGGGTGTGCCCGCGCCGCGCTTGCTTGCTCAGGCTCGAAGACGTGCATCACTGAAGTCGCTGGGACCGGGCGTTCGCTGCGGTCATCCTCGACCACCAGATAGGACTCGGGGGCGCCGTAGGCATCGTAGCTAATGCCATCGACAAAGTCGCCCGCTGAAACCGTGGTCCCGATACGATGGCTCTCCACGAGTTGGATGCGGGCCCTCCCGAAGCGGTCCCGAACCTTCAAAACGAAATACTCGCCATCCACGTCCACGCCCCGGCAAATCAGGCTCTGGCATTCTTCAAAGGAGAAGCGGTTTGTGATTTCAGGGCGATTCGCCCACCGCTTGAAATAGCTTTCGGCTGCCTCATTCCATTCCGGGTCGTCACTTTGGGCCTGCGGGCGGATGCCGTCTCCCGTCGAGTAGATCGCCATGTCTGCGACCATTTCGCGGGTGAAGCCGGAATTCTTGGCCAGATAGCGACTTCGGCGGACCAACTCCCGACGAGTTGAGGGCGTCAGTTCCTTCCGTCCATCTGTCGGTGGCGGCGACGGCACAGCAGAACGCTTCGACGAGAAGTTCGCCGCCTCGTAAGAGCCAAGGCCCAAAAGTTTGCGAACGAGTTCGATCATTTTTCCAGATAGCCCGTGAAGCCAGCCCGTGCCGTGCTCTTCGCCCGCTTGCGCTGCGGGGCATCGTCAAGCAGGTGCGGGTGGTCGAGTGCGAATTT